CGGCCGTGAGAGCCGCTATGCCGCTGTCCCACGCGTTGAAGTAGACCGCTAGGGCCTCAACGAGGGTGAGCGTCCTACCGGACAGCTCGAAGGCTTCTACGGCCGCGTGAACGGCCGTGCCCTGGAGGGTCCATGCGGCGGGTGTCTGTGGTGCCCTGGCGACTCGTTCGAGCCTGTAGGACTCGCCGCAGCGGGCCCACGTGGTGAGCTGTGAGACGGACCGGTGTCCGGCGCTCAGGCGCCGTCCTTGCCCTTGGCCGGGTGCTCGCCGATGCCGGACCGGATGAGGCCGAGGAGTCGGCGGGTGTGCTGGTCGGCCACGAGGTTTACGGCCTGGTTCAGCGCGGCGTACATGGCGCCCGCGAACTCGCCGAGCTGTTCGAGGGTCAGCGTCACTTCGAAGGCGTCGCCATCCTCGCTGACTTCGATCGCCAGGCCCACCGAGTCACCGAGGTCACGAACCTGGAACTTCAGCTCGTCACCGTGGTACAGGCCCGAAACGAACCGGTAGGAAGCGCCGTGCTTAGGGATGTCGTTAGTCAAGAATCCACCTCCGCGTGTCAAGGATGAAACAGTAAGGGCATGAAGAAAGGGCCTCCGTAAAGAGGCCCTGAGACTTCAGGAAGCGAGCACGGTCAGCCGCGCGCTTGGGGATAGCCCTTGATCCGACTTCAGTTCGTCGGCGCAAGCTCCACAGTAGGGCACGCGTCTCCGCGTGTCAAGGATGAAACAGTCTCGGTCGAGACTCGTGTCTTGGCCGCCGGTCACGCCTGCCAGAAACACCAGCTTCCCACCCTCGTACAGCCATGCCCATGCCTGAACCTCAGAGCCCGTATCTATCGTGTGCTCTCCGAGGAAAGCCCCCCACCCGACGTGAGGACCCTCCCCGCACACCCCGCACCCTTGGTCTACCTCATCCCTGGCGGACGCGTCGGCCTCCGCTGTCGTCGCGCTAATTTCTGGCTCCGTTCTTCGAACCCCTGTTCGACCCCATAGCACCCTATCGGCCCTGCCTGCACCCGGCAACGATGCCCGCCTACACCTCTGCAACGATGCAGATCGAGGGGGGAGCCCCAGACTAGGGACTTTCGGACCTCGAAACAACACCGTAAACAACAAAAAAATAAGGGCGCCCACCATGTGGACGCCCGCCCAGTTTTGATACTGGTCGGTTACTTCATACCGCTAAACCCCTGCTCACTCAGGGTGCTGAAAGTACTCGCCTTTTGGCGTATCCGGCCTACGCTTTGCGTAGTAGAACCCGCCAGCGGAGGAAGCCTCGTTGGGACCGACCGCCGGGTCATACATGACCACTAGGTCCTTCGCGTCTAGCTTCGCCTTCCAGTTTTCGAACGTGACCCGGTTGGCGTCGGTCAGCTTCTCGCCGTCCTGGACGCGCTTGAGTGCCCGGAGCCCGCGAGCGGCAGGAGAGTGGGCCGCTGCTCCCACGCCTAGCCACGGCAATTTCGCCTGTGTGGTGTGGCCAGGAGACCAGCCCCCGGAGCGACCAGCGCGGCGAACAGCCTGGCCGCCGACGCCCCACCGCGTGGCGAGTTCGTTTGCGGTGTGGCCGGACGAAAGGAGGGCGGCAACCTCCTTATTGGTCACGGGGATCACCCGTGCGCCTCCGCCTGCCATTTCCGAATTCCAATCTGTAACTTGTCGCGTTCCCACGCGACGGTGGCAACCACACTTTAAGCGCACCGTAGCGTCATTGACAAGCGGGCGGGTGGTCGCACATCAGGCGCCCCGCCCCAGCTCAGGACCAGGATAAGGAATGCATAAGCCAGTACCCTTAGGCTTGCACAGGACAAATATTACAGGCTGTAGCAGGCAAGGACGCCCACCCCGAACAGGGTGTTTCCCCAGGCCAGCGGCCTAGACCACTAGATGGACCAGGAGTCTAGTAACGGGTGTGAGCCCTCACCGGAGATGACTTTCCGTGACCAGAGCAAAGGATCAGTAAAGGAGTGTGAGGAGCCCGGGAGAGGGGTAAGGCCGCGCGCTTTACAGCGGGCGGCCCGCACGTGGCCACGAAGCAAAAGCCCCCGTCAGCCGAAGCTAACGGGGGCCTGTGAGCCAGCACCGATCCAGCACGGTGGTCAGAAGCGGTCCGGAACGATCTCCAATGGACCGGAACCGCTGACCCTCTTACCTGCGGGTTTGCGGTCCCCAACCTGGGATGCTATGACGCCGTCATCGCCTTCTGCAGGAAGGTGTGGGAAAGCGGTCCCTACCAGGGTGGGAGCCCTCTTCCCGCGCCCAAGTCAGCACAGGTCCAGCACGGTCAGCACTACGCGGCGACACGGAGACTCCCGCCGTCCGACTCCGGCCAGAGCGCCGCCTCCATTACGACACGCATCTTCTCCGGGGCCTCCTTCGTGAGGTGGCCGTAGGTGTCCACGGTTTCCTGGATGGACTGATGCCCCATCCAGCGTGACACCTCGTGGATCGGACGGCCGCCAGCCAGAGCCGTAGACGCGAAGTAGTGGCGCAAGTCGTGGGCCGTGTAACCGAACTTGATCTCAGCCACCGTCCGGTCCCAATGGTGTTGGAAGCTGGAATACGTAAGCGGGTTCCGGGTCCGGGTGTAGAACACCACGCCAGCCTGTCCCTCAACCACGACGGTTCCGAACTCGGAGATGTGTGCAGCTATCCCCATCGCAAGGCTCGGGGCTAGCGGGATTTCGCGGTACTCCCCCTCAATCCGATGCTTGAGAGGCCGAAACCACTTCCCATATTTCTTATAGCTGGTGACGACCTGCTGTCTGATTTTCAGCATGTCACCCCGGACGCTGTCCTCGGTCACTGCCAGGGCTTCCGAGGCGCGCAGCCCGGCGCCAGCCATGAGCAAGATCGCTAGCCTCAGGTTTCGAGGCATGGTCTCCGCCAGGACGTGAACCTCTTCGGCGGTAGGGATCTCGTCCCTGTCCACCCCCAAGCCCTTCGCCTTGGGAGGCTTGACTCCCGCACAAGGGTTCTCCGATATGCGTTTGTCCTTGACCGCCGCCGCAAACATCCCCTTGATGGGGATCAGCAGGAAGGTGATCGTGGCCGGGGCGAGCCCTTCGGCCGCCTCGCGCTTCTGCTTCGAAACGCCCTGGCGGGTCATCTTGGTGACCAGGGACTCAATGTCTCCGTTGCTGACCCCCGCTAGGGTCTTCCTGCCCAAGGCGGGGAATAGGTAGTTCTCCAGCGCAGCCCGATACTCGTGAAGCGTCTCGCCGGTCACCCTCTGCCGATCAAGCCACTCACGCCCGTATGCCTGTACCGTCATCGCCCCCCGGTTGGGGTCGAGGTAGAGGCCAGCGTTCTTCTCGTTCTCGACCTTGTTGGCGAAGGCGTCGGCGTCGCGCTTGAGGTCAAACGACTTCTCACGCTGACGCCCCGAACGTCCTCCCGGCTCGCGGTAGCGAACCGTCCACTTGTGCCCGCAACGCGTCTTCTCGCACGGATAGAAGCGGTCCTTCTCGTCTTCCTTGCATGGCTGGAACACCTTGGCCATGGATGGCTTCCTGTCTCGATGTGACTTGGGTACTGCGGCTAGTTCTCAAGCCAGCGGTCCACCGCTGCGCGCCGGAAGCGGAGCCCCTGTCCCTTCTTAATGACGGGGATTTGCATGCCCTTCTCGCCGTGGTTGTCGTAGATCCACGACTTCGGCCGCTTGAGGTAGGCGGCGAGGTCATCGATATCCATGAGCGGTTCGGGCATGGCTCTACCTCCGGGGGATCGCTGCTGGGGGATTGGACTCCACCGGAGCCCAACGCTCCGGAACAGACCCGACTGTAGCATCCTTGACAGACCGCGTGTCAATGATGAAACACAAAAGGACCCCCGGCCCCGAAGGGCCGGGGGTTTCCCGTTCACAACGCCGGCCGGGCGCTTTACAGCGCCCCGCGGCTAGTGGGTCGGCGGCAGAACCGCCGGGCCGGACGGAGCCGAAGGCGTGGTGACGGTAACCAGGCCAGCGGCCTGAGCCGCCGCCTTCACGTCCTCAATCACCGCCTTCGCGTCCTGGACTGTCTGAGCCGCGAGAGGCTTCGGGCCACCGCCCGGCGCCGGAGTGTGCAGAGCCACGTTCACCAGATCGGCCGCCTTCTGAATGGGCACGACCCGAGACCGCAGCAGCGGCGCCGACAGCGCCGTCAGGACCGCCGGAAGGTACGAACGCCAGTCACCGCCGCCAGAGACAGCGGCGGACAGGCCAGCCAGGGCGCTCACGCCCTGAACCAGCCAAACCGGCTCCCGCGACACGTTGAACTTGAACAAAGACAGGTTCATCAGATTCCCCCTTGGATTAGAACTTGCAGACTGCGGCCTGAGTCATCGGCCCGGCAGTCTCGTCCGGGCCGCCCGTGCTCCACAGCCACGAACGCAGAGACAGGAAGTAGTGGATGTTCGAAGACGTGATAGGGCCGAACCAGCCGGTGACCGGCTGCCGGTATCCCCTATCGGCTAGGCACTGCTGAAGGTGCCGCACGTCGTCACCAGACGCGCCGTACGCCAGCACCCGCGTGTGGGCCGGGCTGGTCGGCGGGGCCGGAGACTTGCCCACCGGCTTCGGAGGCTTGCTCACGGGTGTCGGAGGCTTGGGCGTGGGCGTGGTCGGCTTGCCGGCCGGAGGCTTTACAGTCGGTCCCGGAGCCACCGGGGCCGTAGCCTGCGGGACACGGATCACCTCGCCCGGCTGAAGCGCAGTCGGGTGCGCGGCGGGACCAGGGTTCGCCGCCAGCAAAGCCGACAGGCTGACGCCCAAGACAGCGGCGATGCCCCACAGGGTGTCACCCCGCTTCACCGTGTAGGTCTTCGCCCCGCCAGCGGTCACGTTCCCCACGGCGTCATACGCCGGATAGCCGTAGCCAAGGATGGACCGGGGCCACTCCGTGTGGCGGAACACGCCAAGCCTGCCGCCGTTCGGGTTCGTGGAGTTGCCCTCGATCGTGCCCACGGAGCCGTTCGGGTTGACGGTCTCCACGATCCCGACGTGATCGGCCTCCCCGTCGTTGTTCCAGTCGAAGAACACGACGGCGCCCACTCTGGGCGTAGAGCCCCACTGGCCCCGGCTCTTGAACCACTCGACATGGGAAGGGCACCATCCGAAATTGCCGATGATGCCGGTTGCCCCGGCCGTGTGGCCAACCCAGGACACGAAAAAGTCGCACCAGGACCCATCAGGATCGCCGTCCCACTCGGCGTAGACGGTGTCCCCGTTGGCATCCTCGACCGTGCCGAGCTGCCCCCTAGCGACGTTGAGAACAGTCTCAGTCGTCGTCATCAAACTCCCCCTTGTCAGAAATCAACTCCGGAGCAACAGCCCGGAGCAGACGGGTAAAGCGCCGGATCTCGGCGCGCAGCGAAGTGACCTCCGCCGTAAGTTCCTGCACGGCCGCCTCAAGGCGGTCACCCCGCGCCTTCTGCGCCTGCGCCTCGTCGCGCCACACGTTCGTGGTCTCGACCTGCGCAGCGGCCTTCATGCGGGCGCGTGCGCCCGACCCGATGCCGAGACCGGCCGCGAGAACAGCGGCAGTTGAAATCATTGCCTCGTAAGACAAGGCCCCCCCTTGAATGTGGCTAGAAGTAGTCCGGCGACAAGCCGACATCGACAACCGGGGCAGGGCTTCGCCCTTCCTCCAAGTCCACCTTTACCGACACGGACTCAACAAAGAACTTCATGACCGTGCTCGGCGCAGGCGCCGGAAGGTTGGAGAACTGCACACGCGAGCCGATATCGAGTGCGAGAGCCTTACTCTTCAAGCTGTCGCTTACGCAGGTGAACCGGGCCGTGTCGCATCGGACGCGCGGCTGCGAGTGACCCGCCAGGATTCCGTTAGCGGTCAGCGTCGAATAGTCCCCGACGTTCGTCGGCGCGCCGGTCGTCTGGAACGACAGGCCCACGGACATAGGCCGCTTGCCGTAGCGCTCCACCGAAGGCCAGTCCGCGAAGTAGCCCAAGACACCATTCGAGTCGGTCACGCTAACCCAGTTGACTATCTTGTCTAGCGTGTCGTAAAACACCATCCCGGCATCCGGCCCTGTGCCGTTCGAGAAGTCAACTACTGGCACTGCCGACGACTTCACCTGAAAGCACGGGTTACCGGCCCCGGACATGTAGATGGTTCCGCCGAGCTGAACCGCTATCGCCTGCAAGGCCGCGTCAGGGCCGATGTTGCCCCAGCGGCAGTTAGGCAGGAAGCCCGTAGGAGCAACAGTGCGGCTGCCCAGATTCAGAAGCGTGTCCCACCGGACATCAAGGCCGGACGCGACCACGACCGCCCCCGGCGTGTAGCCGTACAGGGACGGGTTAACCGCAGCGATGTACCGCGAGCTAGGGTCAACGAACTTCCGGTTCGAGTAGACCAGGTGGCCTATCTGCCCCTGCCACACGTTCTGTGCGGAGCCCTGCCACGTCGGGAAGTCGGCCCCGAAGTACGACCAGGCGCCGGGCGGCCCCGCATAGGTGAACGTGGCCCCGATCTCCGTTCGACGGGCACCGTTCAGGTAGCCCTCAAACGAGATCATCCCGCCAATGACCCGCCACCTGATCAGGAGATGATTCGCCTGAGTCGTGGCCTGCGGGTAAGAGAACGTGGTGTAGGCCCCCGCGTTCGGATAGCCGATCAGAAAACCTACGTGGCCGTTGTTGTCCGAATACACCTGAACCGTGATCTGACCCACGGGCGACGTGCCGAAGTCCCGACCAACCAGGGTGAAGATTCCGGAAGTCGTAGCCCCCAGGCTGAACCAAAGGTCGAACGACCCATGTCCCTCGCTGCCCTTGGCAGGGAAACAACCGTTCATGCCGTTCGCATAGAACGTCATACAGTTGCCCGTGGTGATGTTCGCCGAGTTGTTTTGGGAACCCAATCCCCAGAACGGGGAATACTCGGGAACGATGTTCGGGGTGTATTGCGATGAAGGTCCGCCGGACGTTGAAACCGCCGTCGATGCCGTAGCGCTAGCGGCGCCCGTCGTCTGATAGATCAGTCCGCCAAGCTGGTAGCTGAAGGCGTGCTGAAGGCCGTCCCCAGCGGCCTTCACGGCGTACGTGCCACCCGCCGCATATGGGCCGAGGTCTGTACCGTTCTGGCTGTAGAGATCCCAATAGTTGTGCAACATCGGGTCGTTGAGGACCTGCGAACGATACGGGTTGTCCACCTGTACCGCCGCAAGATGCCTGAACAGGTCCGAGCATGCCGCCGTGACCTCCATGAGGTCATTCGACTGCAACGGGTCGGCCGTCCAAGAGTCCACGAAACCCGCGTACAGCGGAACGGAACCGTCCCCCGACGTGAACACCGGCATGCTCGCCGGAGCCGGGTAAGCCGACACCGAGTAGATCTGGACTTCCTTTACAGCAACGGTCATGTTCGCGCCGCCGCTGTTGTACGAGTACAGGTGCATCGCCAGGTTCGGCAGCCCGAGATCGTTGAACAGCGACGAGGGACCGACCGAAGGAACAACCACCTGCGTCGTGAAGGTCTGCCAGGCGGTTGACGCCGCCCAGTCGCTCGGGGTGTAGAGGCTCGACGTGCCCATGATGGTGTTCAAGGCGCCGTAGTACTGAGTCTCATACCTCAGCCCGATCTGACCGGACGTGGCGCCCGACACAATCCGCGCCTTGAACTGAAACCAGTAGGTGCTACCGGGGGTGATCAGGTGCGAGACACGCCCCGAGTAGGTGACGCTGTTCGGCGCGGTCGCGCTGGTTCCGGTCCCGCTGAAGACCAGGCCCCCAACCGTCGAGTCATACTGCGCGTACTGGCCCTGAATGGCCGTGGTGGAACCCACGACGGATGACGTGTTGGAGTCCAGAGCCCAGGCGCCGTTTACGTCCGGGTCCGAAGGCCCCGAGCCGACAGAGCCAACGTTCTGCCCGAGCGGCCCGCGCGACACGTTCGCCATGTTCACGGGCGCCAGGTTGCCGTTGGTGATCTCGTTCAACTGGATCGGCACATCGGGCATCACGTGGTCAGACCAGCCCGGCACGAACGGGTTTGCTGCCGTCAGCGAGAGCGTGTCCGAATACGCGGACGCCGCAACCCCGGCAGTGTCGGCCGACAGAAGCCGCACCGAAGCCGAGACGGCCCCCTTTGGCGCTACCGCTGCCCCCTGGCACAGGGTGAACCCGGCGCTTGAGGCGGCCCCGGAAAGGCGCCGCGTGGTGAAGATCCCCGCCGCGTAGTGCTTAGCGACCTGAGCGGCCGTCGCCTGATAGTTGTAATAGGCGAAGTCCTGCACCTGGCCTTGGAAGAACGACCAGCCGTTAACCATGTTGGTCAGGCCGGTGATTGCGGGCCAGCTATGCGCCGTGGTCTCACCGCACCCCAGCCACGCATACGTGTCCGGGTCCCATGTCGGGGTGGTGTTGGTGCCGATCGCCGCACCATCCAGGTAGACGGTCTGCGTGTTGCTTGCGAACAAGACCGTGATGACGACGTGATGCCACATGCCGTCATTGACTGCGGCGGGGCTCGTCCCCGCCATCGTGGTCGTGCCCGTGTAGAACCCGGCCCGGAGAAGCCCGTCATTGCCGATGTAGGCCAGCGGCATAGAGCCGCCCGCCGAGGTGGTTCCGGGGGTCGCGTTGTTGCCGGAGGCGAACAGCACGCCCGTTGAGGCGCCGGTAGTGCAGAACCAGAACTCAACGGTTCGGTCCCCTGAGCCCAGAACCGCCATGTCCGGGGCCTGCCCGTACGACTGCCCCGACAGCGTGTAGCAGTTGGCCCCGAGGGGGCCGAACCGCCCAGCGGCGGCACTGCCGCCCGTGAAGACCAACGACAGGTTGGTATCGGTCGTGTTCTGCGGGGAGGACGCTCCCGACTCAAGACGGTTGTACTGGACCGGGAAGTCATTGAGCACGACCCCCCGATATATGGCGTCCAGGGTGGCGCCAGCGTCCCCGCCGGAGCCGAGAGTGTTCCCCTTCACGTCGAAGAACTGAACCGCCGTGTTGACGCTGTACGGGGTGTTCGCCGCCTGGTAGCCCGAGGCGACATAAGGCAGCCCAGCCGCGACCGGCTGAGGGTCGCACGTCCACAGAACGTCGCCAGGCAACACCGTGGACGGAACGGCCGTCATCAGGTCGTAGCCACTGCCCGACCGGGTGACGGTGTTCTCGCTGCTGATGGTGGTCTTTGGGCCAGCCGTGAACCCGGCCGTGTTGTTGAACCCGCCCGTGGCCGCAATCGCGTAGTTGAGGACGTTCGACCCGTACACCTTGCCCGGAGTGAACATGCCGTCCGGCGAGTCCAGGATCACGTTTGCGGTAGCCGTCTCGATTGCATCCATCTCGGTCGAGCGGCCCCGCTTGGTGTCGAACTTGACCAGGCGGTTAGACACGTCCGTCCACGGAACGCAACGGTTGTACGGGCTCCCGCCCCAGCCGACGAGAGCCTGATAGGTCACAGTCATGAAAAACGGACCGGCCCCTAAAGGCCGGTCCTCCCCCCGTTCCTCCGTGCGATCTGTCGAATCTCGTCTCGAATGGCCTGAGACATGTTGCGGGCGAAGTCCTTTTCCGCCTGGATCGACCCGGCGACGTTGATAGTGACGGGCACTGTAAAGCCCCCGGCCGGCACAGGGCCGACCGCGCCAGAAGTCGCCCAGACCTGACCGACGTTCCGGGCGGCCACCGCCGCCGCAGTCGAAGCGGTCTGCTGCTGCTGACGGAAGGCGGCTGTAAAGCGGTTGGCCGGCACAGTCACCATGCCCACCACCGCGTCATGCACGGCCGCCGTCTTCGCCACGACGCCGTTAATGAAGCCCTCGCCCGTACCGTGGCCAAGGCCCATGTAGAGACGCGAAGGGCTGTTGATGCCTAGGAAATCCTTCACGCCCTTATAGGCGTCCTTGACGACCCCCACGGCCGAATCCTTGACCTGCCCCGCCATGTCTTCGACGCCCTTAATAAATCCCTTCATCATGTTCAAACCGGCGTCCTCAAGCCAGGTGGAGACATCGTTAAAATAGCCCTTGGCAGTCCCCGGCAGGTCCGTGAACCACTTCCAAAGGGCCTTAGCCCCGTCCCCGATGCCCTTCAGCAACCCGGAGACGATATCGCCGCCGGTCTTAAGCAGCCACGAGGCCGCCTCAGAGAGGAGTCGGAGCAGGGCGCCGGGCAAATCCTGGAACCACTTCAGGATATCCGCACCGATTCGCACGACACTGTCACTCATCGACTTCATTGCGCTGGAAAGAAGCGAAGTCGCGTCGTCCCAAAGCGTCTTCCAGAGCGCGCTAGCGACTTGCTTAAGCCGGGTAAATCCGTAAGTCACATCCGAGCTGAAAGATTCAACCCGCGAAGCGATCCACTTAAACGGTGCCTCTGCGGCATCTATAAGAAGCTTTCCGCCCTCAACGAACAGCTTCACGATCTTGCCGAAGAGTACCGCCTTCAGGAATCCATAGATGAAGTCCCAGGCGCCCGCGATTATCTTGCAAAGGCCGTCCCAGGCGGCATGCCAGTTGCCGGTAAACACGCCCCTCAGGAACTCTATGAGGCCCCGAAGAAACTCGATCGCGCCTCGAACCGCGATGAACACGCCGGACAGGAAGCCCTTAACCGCGTCGATCAGGGGACCGCCGAACACGTCGATGATCCACTTAATGACCGGCGCCAGGAACGAATACAGGCCAGCCAGCGCGTCAAGCGCCTCCGAGATCAAAGACTGAAAATCCTTGAAGATCGGCTGAAGCTGCTTCCAAGCCCAGTCGAGAAGGGGAATAACCTTCTTCTCGATGAAATCGGCCAGCGTCTTCAGGATCGGTTGAGTCTTAGTCCAAAGGGTTTCCATCTTCGGAATGACCACGGCCGATATGAACTCGCCCCACTGCTTCAGCGAGGGAAGAACATCCGTCTTGATGAACCGGCCGATATCCTTAATGATCGGCAGCAACAGGCGGCCAATGTCCGACGCAGCGCGAGCCACAAACGGCACGATCTGAGTTATGAACACCTTCCCGACGCGCTCGACCATGGGAATAACGTCCTTGACGATTACCTGGCCGACTTCCTTCAGGGCGGGCAGAACATCGCCGTGAACGACCTTGCCGACCTCAACAAGGCCCTTCATGAAGCCGCTTCCGCCGTTCGGCCCCTTCGCCGCCTTACCTGGATCGGACAGCGCAGCCCAGATCTCTTGACCGTACTTCGCGGCCTTCGACAGGTAGCCCGGAAGGGCCTCCACGAACGGGTTCAGGAAGGTCGCCAGCTTCGGCGCCACCTGCATATACAGGTGCTGCGCCGATGACTCCATCGTCGCGCTGAGCATGCTGAACGTGCCGGACAAGCCCTTGGACTTAGCCGATGCGATAGTCGATGCCTCGCCTGTGCGGCCGACAACCTTAATGTACTTCTCGTAGTTCGGGATGCCGGTCTCAACGAGCTGCTTAGCGGACTCAAGCGGAATCTTGCCGAAGATATCCTTGATATAGGTGTTCTTCTGCTGATCGCTAAGGTTCGCCATCTTGTCGTGGAGCTGGCCCACGATAACGGTGAAGTCCTTCATCTTGCCGTTAGAATCGTAGGCGTCGATGCCCAGCGCCTTAAGAGCAGCGCCGCCCTTCGTCGTGGGGACCTCAAGGTTCGTGAGAACGTCCTTAAGCGCCGTACCAGCCTTAGACCCCCGGATGCCGATGTTGGCCATCTCCGCAAGAAAGCCCGTTGTCTCGTTGAACGTCAGCCCGGCGTGATGCGACACGACCGCCGAATACGCAAGCGCGTTATGAAGGTCCTCAAGGGAAGCCGTGGATGTGTGCGTGGCATTCGTAAACGAATCCGACACCATCTGAGCATCCTTGGTCTGCAAACCGAAGGAATGCATAGCCTCGGTCATGACGTTAGCGGCCTCTGCCGCGTCAACCGTCGTAGCCTTAGACAGTGCCATGGTCGGGATCAGAAGGGCCTGGCCCTGTGACAAGCTGAACCCGGCCTTAGTCAGCTTTGACAGCGCGTCGGCGGCATCCCCCACCGTGAGGCCGTACTTTGCCAGAGCCGGGCTCATGCCATACAAGCTCTGCTCAAGGGCCTTCATCTGAGCGTCAGACGACTTTGTGAAAGCCTGAATCTGATTGAGCGACTGCTCATAGCCAGAGCCGACCTTGTATAGCTCCGCCGCGATGCCACCGACCGCCGCAGCGGCCCCGACAGCGAACAGCCCGACGCCCTTGGCTAGGCCGCCCATAGACGACATGATGCCGCCGCCGTGAGCATCCGCAGACGAATGCGCACGCTCAAGGCCGTGGGACAAGTCTTCAAGGGCGCCCACTGCGCCCAACGCGTCACCCGCGATGATTACGCGGAGAATCCGCTCACCAGCCGCCACGGTTTATCCCCCCGAATCCCGTAGCGCTTCCGCGTACCCGTAGAACATGCGGTACTCGGACAGCGTCAGTTGCCTAATTTCGGCTGGCGTCCAACCGAAGAAACGGGCCAGCAAAGCCCATTCCTTCAGCCGTTCCAGCCTTAGTCGTTTCCCTCCGGGTCGCTCTCGGCGAACTTCAGCTCAGAGAGACGAACATGCCGGGCGTCTTCGATGGTGAAGGCCGGGTTCTCACGCCGCTTGGTCACATAGACCAGGGCCTTGATGACCTTCGCCGTGAGGTGGGTTTCCGACAGCGGGCGGCCCTTCTCGTCAAACTCCCGCTTGCCGTCCGCGTCCAGGACCGGACGCGCCTTCAGCGCCTCCGTGAGCGACTGGCCGGTGATCTCCTCGAAGTCCTCAAGGTCACCGATGGACAGGTCTTCGGGGTCAAGGTGCAGAACTTCAGACATGGGGGTCTCCTCATCAAGTAGAAAGCCCCGCCGACACTTGGCCGGCGGGGCGCTGTAAAGCGAACCGCGGAACTACTCGCCCAGGTCCGAGACTCGGAACCCGGCTTTGCGCATGAGGCGCATCATGTCCGCCATGTAGACCGCTTCGACCTTCGCGCGTTCCTCGCGGACGGCGGGGTTCAGGAAGTAGCCGACGCCATCGGCCGGGCCGGAGCCGCTGACCCACTGGTTGCCGCGCCACGGCTCGAACTGCGGGTATTTCAACGCGCCGAACTCGGCGCCGAACGCGAACGGCATCCCGCGCCCCAGGCGAACGCTGGCCTGACGGGACGCCTTCGACGTGGCCAGGCTTCCGGCCGCCTTGGCGGCGACACCACCGAGCCCCGCCGCCTTCGTGCGGGCGGCGTCCTTCACCATGTCAGCGGCCATTTTGTTGGTCGCAGCCACTTCCCCGACAAGCGCCGGGGCCGTCTCTTTCACCGAGCGAAGGAACTCGTACAAGCCTTCAACCTGGATTTTCTGGCTGAAGTCGTTCGAGTAGCCCGAGGTGAACTGACGCCCCCGGCCTTGGCCCGGCTGGTACGGCATTAGGGCGCAACGTCCTTCGTCTTGTACACGATCGAGATCGGCGGGCTGATGCCGTCGTCAAGGGCCATGCCCGTGAAACTGATCTCGGGGACCTTCGCCCCATCGACGTGCGGCGGCCCGGCGTCAAACCGGGCGTTCGGAATCGTCACCGTGAGAGCGCCGCCCTGCGGAGTCGCCCAGTTCATCACGATGGCAGCGGTAGCACCCGCAGCGGTCGCGGAGCTGACCCGGTTGAACTGAGTCAGGCCGTCGAACTCGCCCTTCAGTTCCCAGTTGACCGAACGCATCTCCTGCTCAAGCGGTTCCTTCTTGACGTTGTTGTTCGCCATGAAGTAACGATCAACCTTGAGCTTGTTGTCACCCTTGACCGCAACGTCATGAACCGCGAACGCCGTACCGCCAACGGTGGCCGTGCCACCGATGTAGGTAAAGAGCTGCGAACCGCTCGGATAGGTCGGGGTCGCCAGGGCAAACGCGCCGGTCCCGGCGGGCTGCGTCTCCGATGCGAAGTCCAGCCCCAGGGACATCCCGAGAACGCCGTCAACGGCGCTGGTCAGTTCCCAGTTGTGGATCTTGCCGCCCGCGTAGGTGAACGGCGTCAGAGTGCCGTCCGTCGCGTACCGGCCGACCTGCCACGTAGACGACAGGCCCGTCAGGGTGCCGAGAGTGAACGTGTACGGGGTGAACCCGCCTACCGGCGCACCGGCAGAGAAGGCGCCTAGGGCGTGCTGAAACAGCAGGCCAAAGTTCGAGTCCTGGACTTCGAGCTTGACCGTGCCGTCCGCGCCCTTGAAGTTCGGCGCCCACCTATCGGTGCGGAGCACGCGGGTGCCCGCCCTGACGCCCTTGGCGTCGATGCGCGCGTACTTCCCTGCGATGGTCTCGTTTTCGATCTCGAAGAACCTCGCCGGGGCGACGGCCGTCGCGTATGCAGTCTCGGCCACCATCCCCAGATAGGAATCGTGAACGGTGTAGACAGTCATTAGCCGGTCACCCCGCTAACCGGGGCAAGAACGACCGGAGCCGGAGCCGGGATCGGCGCAGGGTCAGCCACGGGAGCCGCTGTAAAGACAGTGGCCGGCTGAGGCTGCACAGTCGGAACGCCCGTGTCCGTAGCCACGGCGGTCACGTCAGGAAACGGCGCGGCCAGAGGAACAGGCGACGCGGAAGCCACGGCCGACGCCGGAGCGACGGACAGAGCAGTGATCGGCAGTGCGCCCACGTCCCCGTTCGAGGTCACCTCCGCGAACGACTGGAGCAGGAGCCGCGCCGCCAGCTCGGCGGTAACCGCGACCGGAACGCCCTTGGTGAATACGGTCCCGTCCGGCGTCTCAACCGCCGCTAGTGGACCCGTGTAGACGATGTTCTGAGTCAAGAGAAAACCCCCCGTTAGGTGCGTGCTGTGACCTTGAGTTCGCCGTGCATCTGGCCGACCCACCGGTCATCAGCGGGAAAAGAGAGCAGCCGCCCAGGGCTGTAGAGAGAAGTGACAACGCCCGCCAGGCCGAATCCGGGGGAGGTCTTGAAAATGTCCTCAACGACGCCGGAGAGCTGAGCAGCCTGAGTTTCCGCGTCGAACGCGGATGCCGCCGTGAGCATGACCTCACAGATAATGTCGAGCGTGAACGTCTCTTCTTTGGTTCGGTTCGTCGCCCACCGTTCGTGATCCCAATGGACTTGACCGAGCAACACCCATTGCACGGGCTGATTCCTCGGGTCTGGCCCCCACACGACCGGCACGCCCGCCAAGCCGGCCGCCGACTGTAAAGCGGTCTGAACCGCTGCCTTGACGACAAGCGCGTTAGTGCTCATGCCACGACCACGCCCTTAGGCGCGATGGTGTATCGGGCTAGCACCGCGTCAACATCCGGAATGCCGGTCTGCCATACGCCGCTGCCCGGCGTGGCAAGGGTGAAAGACCCGCCCTCGGTTGCTACGAAAGACGTAGCGCGATCGGGGATGCCCGACGCGATAGAGGCGAGAATGAACCGCCCGCGCTGGATAGCCGCGCGGTAAAGATCGTTAGGGGCGGTTAGCCAGCCGTACTCATAGGAGATGACGGTTAGGCCGGGGCCGGGAGCCCCGGACCCTATCGAGCCGTTCCACATCTCTTGCAGCGTCATCGCCTGCAACGTGGGAAGACCTGTAACCACGCCGATAGGGTCGATGGTTAAGCCGGTTTGGCTTACGCCGTCAACCGTCGCGCTAACCACCTTGTATAGGTCGGCATCCGGCAGAAGCACGCTTCCCGTGTTGTCGAGAAAAGTCGTGTAGGTGTTGCCGCGCGGGATGAAAGACCGCCCGCAGATCCGCGAGAACTCATCCGTAACCGCGTCCCTTGCAGCCGCTAGCGCGGCCGTTGGGAACTTGGCCGTGTTGGAGAACGCCGGGTCGGAAGCTCGCAGGTCAGGCAGCGCGAACAGCAACCCGCCGACCACTTCGGCGGCAGTTGTCTGGCTTAGCGTTGCCCCCGCCCACGTAACCGTCAGCGGGCCTAGCACGGTTTGCGGGCCTAACGCGAACGTGTAGACGCCGGTAGACGGCTCGCTAGCCGCGCCGGTAGCAACCGTGGCGCCAGCCGCATTAGTGGCAGTGACCGTAACCGGCCCCGCCTCGATCGGAGTCTCATCCGTCATAAACGTCGTGCTAAGCACGCCCGCATAGCCGCGTATAAGCCTCAAGCGCTAACCCCCCTCCGGGCATGGGAAAAGGGGCAGGCGTAAGAGCCTGCCCCTTTCTTAACCGGTCGGCTTACTTGCCGACGAGCGTCTTCAGCGAGCCGGTCAGGTCGGACAGGCCGCCGTCACCGCGCCAAGTGACCTTGTACGAAACCAGGTCGGAACCCCAGCCGTACTCGAAGCTCTTTTCCACCTGGACGCCGTTGACCTGGCGAACGTAGTAGGTGGAGAAGTCGCCGAACAGGACACAGTTGTTTCCGGTGCCCACAACCGGCATGTTGATATCGGTGTGGACCGGCTTCCCGAGAAGCATGTCCGGAGCGCCGGAGACCAAGCCGGGCTGCCAGAGGTACTGGCCATAGGCGTCCTTGACGCCGCGCAGCTTGCCCACGGTGGCATCCGCCATCAGGAACTTCGCGTTCCCCCGGTAGGCGTCGATGATGCTGTAATACAGCGCGATGATGTCGTCACCGGAAATGGCGCCGATGGTGCCCATGGTGGTACCCACGTTGGCCGCGACAGTGCCAGTCAGAACGCCGGTAGGAGTGCCGCCGGTACCCGCGCCGACCAGAAGGTCATGCGCGACCTGACGGCCCGCCATGATGCCCGCCTGCTGAGCGATGAAGCCAGCGATATCAATACCGCTGTCCTCAACCATCTCCTTGGAGACCTGGACGATCACACCGTACTTCTTGGCATTCAGCGTGAACTGGTTGAATGCCGCGTCGGAAGTCGGGAAAGCGGTGTTCTCAGGGACCGGCGCGACGGTCGGGCGGCCGGTCAGACGCGGGAACGTCATCGGGTTACCCGAACTGGTGGTGATGATGGTCGGCTGGCACTGCCACACGCCGATGCCCGGGAGCATGTACTCCAGGACCCGCGCGACGAAAGTCGTCGGGATGGTGGCGCCCGCGTTCGCGGCGCTGCCGGTGGTAGCGACACGGCTTTCAGCCGCAGCCAGCGCGGCGCGAGCCTCCTGGCCAGGCTTGATGTAGAGGTCCGAGCCGATCGTGAGAACCTGGCCGGGCAGGGTCAGGGCCCGAATCTCGTCCGACAGGGACGGGCCGGTCTGCCCCTGCGGCTGCTGGTCGCCGGTGAAAACTCCCGGCTTCGCGCCCAGAGCGATAGCCCGCTGACGCAGCTCCGCCGCGTCCCGCTCCCGCTCGCCCTCCTCCACGATGGAGCGGGCCTCCGCGCCGAGCCGGTTCAGGTCTGTGTCCATCTGGTCGAGCTGGCTCCGCTGCTCCGCGCTCGGCTCGCCGGTCAGCGCGTCCGTCAGCGCCTTGCGCTGCTCCCAGATCTGCGCCCGCTTCTCCAGCAAGGCTTCAGCCTGCGCCCCGTAGTTACTCAAAGTGGATACCTCCCCCAAGGGGCCGCCTTAAGCGGCCAAACGAAAGAGGCCCACCCGTCAGGGGTGAGCCTCTGTGTGTGTTTGGAGCTGGCCTAGAAGGCACGGCCCCTAAGCCGAATCGCGCGAAGCGCGGTCCGAAGTACGTCGTCGTCTTCCGGCGGCAGCGGGTTCCACGAACCCGTCATGTCCCGGTCGTGCAGCTCGGCCGACAAGTCCCAGCCGTGCGCGCCGGCCGCGAGCTGTAAAGCACGCGCCGCGGTGACTCCGCTCTCTGTGTCCTCGTAGGCCGGGTAGGTCACCGGGGACACGTCGAGTAGGTCAACGTCGATCAGGGTCCGGAGTCGGCCCCGTCCCTCGCGCTGCCAGTCGTCCTCACGGACGCGGAAGCCGAACGAGGATTGAGTCACGTCGCCGCGCTTCATCGACTCGGCAAGGTCCCGTGCATAGGACGTGTCCGGCGCGTCCACCTCGTAGTGAAGGCCCGTTGTGTCTTCCGTCAGCTTCAGCGTTCCCGAGGTGGTACGGCCCAAGATGAACTGAGGGTCGTGATTGATGAGCGCCCTCACGTCCTGGCCCTCACCGATGGCGCGACCAAACGCGCCCGATCGAATCGTCTCCACGAAACCCCCGAGGTCGTGTGACCTCGTGGCGAACTTCGCGGCGTAGCCAGTGAAGCGGAATCCGCTCCCGGAATTGGTGATGTCAAACTCGGTCGCAACGGACCGACGTTCGAGCAACGTCACGACTTCTTTCCCCCGTTCTCGTCGTCCGCGTCCGGCTCTGTTGGCGCTGTTGGGTCCGGAGCCGGCGGGGGGCTGTAAAGCTCGCCCCCGTCCACCTGGCCCGGGATCTTCTTCCAGTCGCCCACGGTCGGCAGATCCTCATCAATGCCGATGATGTTCGCCGGGCGATACCACTGGTTCCCCTCGCCGTTCGGAATCGGCGCCATGCCTTCCTCGGCGCGAACCTCATCAGGCGACTTCATGCCGTTCTGAATGGCCAGCGCGTGAGCCTGGTAGCGCTCGCTCAGCTTCGCCCGAAGGCGAGCGTCCATGTTGAAACGCATTTGCTGGAAGCCGGGCAGGAGGAACGTCGAAATGGCTTGCTCGACGCGGGCCGCCCACGGGTGCAAGGTGTCTTGCGCCATCGCGTAGTTCTGTTCCTCAACGCCACGGCCCCAGGACGAAGTAACCGCCGGGTCAACCCGATAGGCGGGCACCCTGTAGAACAAGGCGATATCGGCCTTCGTGTAGTTCCGCGTCTGTAGGAACTGGCTTTGCTCGGGCGTGATGGTGATCGGGTGCCATGAGGCACCACCCGTCAGAACGCCGACCGCGTGGCTATTGGCCACGCCCTGATGCTTCTTAACAAAGTCTTCCTTGAGGCGAAGCGCCTCTTCCTTCGTGGCCTTGCCGGGGTGCTGAATGATGCCGGACATGTAGGCGCCTTGCGAGAAGAACCGCGCCCCGAACTCCTCGGTGACCATGCCGATTCCGATAGCCTGCCGGGCCGCCTCAAGCGGGCTAAGGCCAGTCAGGTAGCCGGGCATCGACAGGGCCGGGATGTGAAGAATCTCGGTCTGATCCATGTCCACGCCGTTGACGGAATAGACAATGTCCGTCGTCCCTTCCTTCGGGAAGGGGTACACCCACGACGGGTGAATGGGCCACAGCTCGACCACGTCCCCGGCGCCGTTGCGCAGGGTGTAGATGTAGGCGTTACCGGCGACCAGCAGCGACATGAAGACCCGCTGCCAGAAGTCAAACGGCGTCATCCTGTAATTGGGCTTGCGCAGCCACGTCGGGGCGCGCACAAAGGCCGTGGTGCCGTCCGGATATTCCTTGAATATCTCGATCGGCAAAGACGAAATGGCGTCCGTGATCAGGCCAACGCAGTAGTAGACGGCGCTAACCTGCATTGCCGTCTGCTCGTTGACGCTCTTGCCGGAAAAGATCGGGTCATTCGCCAGGAACGCATTGCGTACCCAGTCAACCGGAGGTTGAGACGAAAGCCACCCGAGCCCCCCGGTTCGCTTTTCGATCCGAGAGAGAAGGGTCACCGGTACTCAGGCCCCCGCTCCGCGTCACTCATCGCACCCTGCCCCTTCGGGGACAGCGCCCAGCCCCACAGGGCCAGCAGCGAGCCCAACATCAGCAGGCCAAGGGGCACGTAGATGAGGCTCGCGCCGAAAGCGATCAGGCCGAGCCCTGCGGACTCGATCAGCACGGCCACCCATTCCGCCGTGCGGTTACGCTTCTTCACCAGCACACCCCCTATTCATCGGAGAGGCTGATAAAGCCCACGTCCGCGTCATCCTCCGTGAAAGCAACGAAAAGCGCGTTCAAAAGCGCTGAAATACCGTCGATTTTGTCGCCAGACTTGGCCTTAGACGGCTTAAAGAGACCATCCGCCGTGTACTGAACCTCTACGTTGTCCGCCATCCAGCGGAGAACCGGGTTACCGCCGTGCCGGAGAACTTCCTCAGCTAGAAGGGTTTCCATCCACTTGCACGGGTCGGTCATTCGCGCCGACGTTTGCGGCGCCTTAACGCCCTCTAGACCGCCGTCTTCAAGCTCGGTAACCAGGTTGGTCGCGTTCCACGGGTCATAGCCGAACAAGTCAATGCAGAAGTCTTCGGCGTCCTTGCTGATTTCCTCTTTGACGACGCGGTAGTCCGTAACGTCACCATCGGTGATAGTCAGCCAGCCCATGTCACGCCAGTACTCAAGCGTTGCGCGCTGAACGCCACGGGCCTTAAGCGCCTTCGACGGCAGCCAGAAACGCGGCAGCACAGTGAAGCCCTCGGCTTCGGGGTCCTCCGGCGAGCCGGGGAAAAGCAGCACCCACGCCGTGAAGTCGGAAACGCTCGCCAGGTCGAGCCCGGCATAGCAGCAACGGCCCGCCAGGTGCTCACGCAAGACCGGTTCGCCGCCGTTGCGGTCCCACGTCTGCATGTCAATCCAGCGCTCAGCCTGCGAAGTCCACTGATTCAGGCGGAAAACGCGGAACGCGTTCTCTGCGCTTGGCTTGGACTCGGCCTCTACGGCTTCGGATCGGAGGTTTCCGATTGAGAGGAAATCTCCAAGGGCGGGGTTGGCGTGATACCAGCCGGTTGCGGGCTCTCCGGTATCGGGATTGCCGGGCTGTCCTTCATCTCTCCAGTCCCAATCGCGCGGTGTATTTCGCATGAACACAAACCGGGAATGGTCGGCGGCAGGACTACTGAGGAGGTTTTCTCCATACTCGTGCTCCTCCAATGCGAAGCGGGCCGACGTATACGCGGCCGTCGTAGTGGCAATGAGAATCGGCTGACGCCGAGTACCGAAGCCCTGGCGCATCGCATCCCAGAGATGCCGGTCCTTCTGAGTCAGAACCTCATCGAAAAGGACCATGCTCGGGTTAGTGCCAAGGGCGCCGGAAGCATCTCCGGGGAGCACCGCATAGAAAGAGTTCGTGGACATGTCGATGATGCGTTTCTTAGACGCAACAACCGTCAGCCGCTTAGACAGGATGGGAGACAGCTCAACCATCCGGCGGGCCACGTCGAAAACTAGCGAAGCCTGGTCGCGGTCAGCCGCGACGGAATAGACCTCGGCCGACTCCTCCCCGTCACCCGTAAGGCCGTACAGGGCGAAGCCGGAGGCAAGCTCCGACTTGCCGTTCTTGCGAGCCATCTCAAGCCACGCGACGCGGTACTGACGTACGTACTCGTCGTATTGCTCGTCATAGGCGAGCGTGCCGAACAAGGGCCGCACGATCTCGTGCTTCTGCCAGTCGGTCAGGAGGAACGGGGTGCGGGCGTGACGGCCCTTGGTGTGGACCAGGACGCGCTCAAAGAAGTTGACGACCTGATCGGCCTTGGTCGGGTCCCACAGGAACGTGCCAGGTGCAGCGTTGTCCGGGGCGTGGGGGGCGAGAAGCATCCTCACCCCCTCACGTCAGGCCGGCGGGACGCTTTACAGCGCCCCGCGGGTGGTCAGGTGGGTGTTAGGCAGCCATGGGCACGCCCGCAGCCTCGAACCGGTCACGCCAGGACGGGAGGCCGGAGACGACAGGCGCCGGGGCCGGGGTCAAGTCCAAAGCCCGGCAGTGCTCGCACAGCCCTGCGGGGGCCGTAGGCGCCTTGATGCGCTCGCAAACGGGGCAGTGGTGCCGGACGGCCTGAACGGGCGCCACAGGGGCCACAGGGGCCGCCGTAGGCATCTTGTCTTCGAGCCGCTTCCGCAGCAGCCCCGCCGGGTGCTGGATCTTCTCCGGAAGGCCAGCCGTCAGCGTCAGCGAGATCAGCCGCTTGTCTGCGCCCCGCTCGAACCAGGTCTCGACCAGAGGCGCCAGCGTCCGCATGTCGCGGGCCGACAGGTGCAACCGGCGGTCAGACCGGCTCACCTCGTTGAGGAGGTTTTCCGATCGAGATATCTCACCTCCCGCCCGCCCCTCCGGGGCCGACTCGGCGAGAACCGGCGCCACCACGGGGGTAGGGAGGGGGGAGTTTTCTACCTGATCTTCTATGGGGTTATCTACCGACGAACCGGCTGCCGGTCCACCGGAAGCCACTAGGGCGGTATTCGGTGCGACCTGCGCCGATGCGCCGTCCCGCACGTCGTAGAGGACAACCTCAGTCGTGAGCTTGCCCGCCTCGCCCCGGATGCGCTTCCGCGCCAGGTAGCCGCGAATCTCAAGCTCAGTCAGCGCGGCGGCGACCGCCTTGCGGCCTTCCACACTCTTCGCCGAGAGCGTGTGTATGTCCTCCCGCGCGCCAGTAGGCAGCGACAGAAGGTAGGCCAGGATGCCCCGAGCCGTGAACGACAGCGCGTGGTCACGGGCCGTCGCGTTGGGAACGATGGTGAAGAAAGCAACCTGCGGGGTACGCTGAATGCGCATGTGGAGTGCAGCTCCATCAAGCCGAGCCCCGGGGGTGCTACCAACACCCGCCGGGGCGTTCCGTTGTTAGGGCTGCGACTGTAGCACCCTTGACAGATCTTGTGTCAAGGATGAAACACCTAGGCGCTTTACAGCGCCCGGCCGGCATAGGTCACCAGGTGAACCAGTTCGTTCCGTTTGAGTACACGCGCAGCACGCCATAGGCCGTGTTAATCACCTTGTTCGCCGCGCCGTCGATCGTTCCGGACGCCGGGGTCACCGTGATCGTGTTGGTCCCCGAGCACGCCCCGGACTCGTCCTTAACCACTAGGTTCTGTCCGGGCAGCGTCGAAGCTGCGGGCAGCGTGACAACGCGAGCCGCCGACAGGGACGTGTAACAGACCTTTGCGTCGGTGGCCAGCACCGTATACGCCACGTTTGCCACTGTCGTGCGGCCCTGCACAAATGCTTGCCCCACCGACAGTGAGTTGTCCGTCGCCACCACACCGGCCGCAGAGCGGTACAGGTTCGTATCCGGGTTGGTAGTACCGCCCGGCCCCCACAACATCGTGCCGTCATGCAGCATGCCCCAGCGGTTCTGGGACTCCGTGCCGACCTTGTACCCGATGGCGCGGCTGTTGGCCGTCTGGGCAATCGAGAGCAGCGATGAGCTACCCAGGTTGCCAGTCCCAAGGCTGTTGGTGAGCTTGATGCCGTTCTGGTCAGTGGTCGTGGTCGCCGCGAACGTGCTCACGGCAGGGGCGTCCTGGCCGACCCCGAGACGAGTCAGGACCGTCAGCGAGTTGTCCGTCTTGAGGACGCCCGCACCGCCCCGATACAGGTTGGTGTCCCCGGCTGCGTTGCCCGGACCCCAGCTCATGAAGCCGCTGGCGAGCTGTTGCCAGCGTGGGAAGGTGTCGCCTGTGACCTGATTCTGCTCTGAAACCGAGCTGGACGAGCTGCCGACGCTAGTAACGGAACCGGTCATCGTGCCGCCGGTCAGCGGCAGCACCCCGGCCGCCGTAGGCGTCTTCCACGACGTGTCGTAGTCCGTAACCGAGTTCTTGAACAGCAGCGCCCCGGAGGCGCCGCCAGACGGAACGCCCGGCCCGGCAACGTAGGTGACGTTCCCCGCGTTCGGGGACGACGGAGTGACCGGCATAAGGTCGATCGGCTGTGACGCCAGGTACGACAGAGACACGTTGTAGGTGCGCCCCTGCGCGCCCGTGAAAGTCTCGGTTACCTGGTAGGTGAAGCCGGTGGGGGAAATCGTCGGGTCGTCACAGGCAACCAGCGTCGCCGTGATCGTGCCGTCCGGCTGGATCGACGCCACAACATCGCCGGACACCAGAGCGTTTGAGACCGTCGAGACCAGAGGCGACGGAGGATGGAACGAGACCGTTCCCTGAAGCGGCGTACCGTCCGCTCGCAGATACGTCGCTACGACCGTCACGGTCTTCAAGGTCACTGGCACAACAGGAGACACGTCTAGCCCCCCCTCGAACCGCGGAACGCTTTACAGCGCTCAGCCGGCCTAGCTGTGATGGCGTCGGCGATGGTGATAGCCGTGCCGCCTGTGAACGTGGTGATGGCGTCGGTGCCCGTGGCTGCCCTTGTGGGGGTGGTGCCCGCCATGCCCGACGTGATGGTGCTCATGCACGCCCTTGTGGGGATGGTGGCCGCCGTGCCCGACGTGATGGTGTTCGTGAACACCCGCGTGCGGGTGATGCTGACCAGCCGCGACGTGATGGTGTTCATGCACGCCCGCGTGCGGGTGATGCCCGCCCTTCGCGACATGGTGATGAACGTGCGCGCCGGGGCGCGGATTGTGGTTGCCCTGGTGCGGATGCCGGTGGGTAACCGAGCCCGGCGAGTGCGGGTGATGCGGCTGCCGAGGCGTCCGGACCCGACCAACGCGGGCCACGCGATGAACGCCGGGCACCCTCGGAATCCGAGGCGTGCGCGTCGCGACGTAGCGATGCACCTGCGTCCCCCTCTCGTATGAGCGGGAGACCAGGGGGAGCCGAAACTCAACCCCTGGCCTCAACCGCAGCCCCCGGCCGTACCCCCGCGCCGGCCGGAAGCTGTAAAGCGCGCCGTGTTGCGCAATGCCTGGGCCCATCGGAATCTGAGGGCAGTGGTCCCGTCAGCTTCACGTTTGGAGCCAGAAATGGAAGCGTGGGAGTACAAGATCGAGTCCGGTAGCCCTTCTGATCTTGAAAAAGAGCTCAACCAGCTCGGCGCCCAAGGTTGGGAAGCTGTGTCCATGGTGGCGGGGTATGCGGAACGAGGAGGCGCTTGGACTTTCTGCTTGCTGAAGCGACCTCGACCGTCTCGGTACGGTGCCCTACATGGCCTGCCTAAGCGCTGATCAGCGCCTGAATGTCTGGCCCGTCGTCCCGCTCGGGGACCGACAGACGCGCCCGCGACGCAGGCGTAAAGCCGAACTGACTCCCGAACTTGTTCATCAGGTCGGCCGAGTCGCGAGCAATCTGCGCCGCCGGGTGCTTCACCAGCTCCCCGTTACGGCCGGTTGAAGTCGGCCCCTGCTCCGAGAGCTGACGTGAAGCGGAAACGTAAGACGCCCACGCCTGGCAGTACACGACCAGCGCGGCCCGGTCCACCAAAGCCGTCAGGCCGAGCGCGGCCAGCTCGGGCACGACGCGCCGCCACTCCTCAATGGCTTCGCCCTCAAGCCAGTCCGGCGGAGTGGGCTCGCCCTTGGTGGGTTGAGGTTCGTTCTCAGGTAGGGGCCGCTTACCCGGATTCCCGGACAGGATCTTTAGGTGAGTCGGTTTCGGGAGAGGCCCCGGCATGAGAAGTCACCCCCTCAATGGTTGTGCTTGCGCGAGTTGCAGGATCGACAGAGAACCTGAATGTTGTGGAGTTCGTCTGATCCGCCGCGCGAGCGCGGAACAATGTGGTCAGCCGTGAGATCAAAGATAGATCCACACTTGACACAGAACGGGTTAGCCGCTCTAGCGGCTCGACTGTTCACAGCCCATGCGGCCGTATACCTATCGGCCGCCTTGTGCTCCCAACAGAACGGTTGGCCTAGTGGAACTAGCCGCCGACAACGGCGGCACATCGACCTAGGCACTCAACCCCCTATTACTTACTTACTAGTTCCGCGCCTTAAGGGCGCGGTTAACTTCATCAGCCGTGTCTGAGTGGGCCGGAGGCCCCTCTACTACTAGTAGATGAAGTGTGATGAACCCCTGGAGGGTTCATCACTTAGAGTAGCTATGTAGATGTAGAGGGTTGAACGGCGCCGCGAGGCGCCTTCAAGGTGAAGTCTTGTTGTTCGGGGGTTGCGGGGTCGTCGCTTCGCTCCTCCCCCTTACCCCCTCACTTAATAAACAGGTGTCACCGGCCGACCTTGGTGACACCTAGGGCCGTGTGACTTGCATCACGCACTGATGCGTGGTTGACACGCGACCCTGAGCCGTGCAATCATCGAGCCCAAGGCCCTCCCGGGCCGGAGAGCTGCGAAAACGGCCCTCCTTCCCCGGGGAGGGCCTTTCTTGTGCCATGTCACCAAAGCCCATCCAACCTGCGGCGGAATAAATAAACCCGCGTGGGTCTTGCGCATGTAGGACAATACACTTTTGACACCCCCTATCGGTTAGTACCTATCCCTACTATGACTATTGCCGCGTATTCGGACATTCTGGGTATGACATAGTGGGGTGATTGGGACATAGCGGTGTGGGTGTTGGTACCCGGCGGCCTAATGGCCGCGTCTGGCGAGGTGTGTATGGGTGTGGTCTAGTGCCCCCCCGGGCCTATATGGCATCTCTGACCAGGGGTTATGCCTATGCCGGCCTCGGGTGGCCGGTTGGATTGGTCTACCTGTTGTTTGTGATGTGCGTCTCATCACGCAGCGGCTGTTACATCCTTGACGTGTGGCTACGGCTGCCCGTAGACAGGTGCCTGCCAGCAAGACCAGCGCCCGACCAGGGCGCCGGACCACACACACGGAAGGCACAGCATGTTTGCCGCACTGTTGACCCTGATAGCCGCTTTGCTCGGCGGACATGGGCACGTCTACGACACGCCTGGTCAGGCAGGCGTGTATGTACAGACGGACGCCACGCACTGTGTCGGATTCGAGTACCGGGGCGAGGTCGGATTCTTCGGGAACATCGGCGGTTTCACGGGTGGTGACTGCGCATGACCGGCGGGCTGGTCGAGATTCCCGCTGCGGTTGACCGCATCGCGGAGATAGCGGCATCCCAAGGGTTCAAGGTGGCTACGGAATATCTTCCGGGCCGTAGGGCGGGCACGGTGGCCGCATGGGTGCGGCTGATATGGGTTCCGGCGGACCGGTGGCAGGACACGCCGGAAGCCGTTCGGGCGCGCATGCGCTTCCCCTACCCGGAGAGCGTCCGGGACGTGCTCCGCTTGTCGCACTGGCTAGCACTGTTCGGAGTGGATTTCTCGGAGCTGTAGGCGCGCTGTAAAGCGCGTGTAGGGCCGTCCAGTTATGGGGCGGCCCTTTTGCTGTTTCCGGCTACGCTGGCGCCATGGCTGAGTTCATGGTGAGCATCGTTTGGGACGCGTCTCCGGAAGGCGCTGAGAGCGGGCTAGAGGCGGTCGAGGGGGCATGGGTGGCGTCATCGGCCGGTCGTCTTGTGACTGGCGTTCCTGTGGACGCTGAGGGGCCGTCCGCTGCGTATGAGTACGCGTACCTCGCGGCTCGGCCGCTCGTGGGTGGCGCGCGGGCGATTGGGTTTGCTGCGGAGCCCACCTCGGCTACGCCTCATTTCATGTTGGCCGCATACGGTCGATAGTCCAGATACCTACACACGGGCCGGAGAGCGTTTCTCCGGCCCTTTCTCATGCCCTCGGGTGTTAGGAGGCCAGGAAGCCTCTGCGAGGCCGTCAGAATGGCTGTAGCACCATTGACGCGTCTACGGCAGACAACGCAAAAGAGCCGGGCCCCGTAGGGCCCGGCTCTGTGGTCTGGCTATGTCGTTGTCTTGCGTGGCCTCCCGCGTGTCGGTCGGCTGGCCCTGATCTGCTCTGCCTCTGCCAGCGCGCGGGCTTCCGCGTACTTAGCGGCTGCCTCCCGCGCTTTCTCCTCTGCGGTGATCCGCTCCGCTTGCTTGACCTTTGCCCGTGTGCCGTAGAACCCAAGTGCCACCACTGCGAAGAATGCGACCCATGCCATTACCGCGACCGCCGTCCGTGGTCGGGGCGGATGGTTGATATGTGGTGCGAGCCGGGCAGCACGCGACCGTTTACCGGTCGCATCGTTTCCGGGTGCCACTGGCAGCCCTTGAATGAGCCGTCATACTGCGGAACCCACGTCATCCCGCAGACGCCGTAAGAGCGCGCCATAGCGTCCGTAGCGGCAGTAAGCGCCACGTTCAGACCCTCCCGCGTCTCATCGGCGACAACTACGCCGAACGAGCCCCACGTGTGCGGCGTGCGCGTCGCGTCATCTATGCACACCGTGACCAGTGCCTCATGCGGACGCTGGCCGCGCGTGGTGAACGTCGCGTAGATGTAGCCGAATCGGGTTTCATGCTCGCCCATGGCTTGCATCCCTTCCGTGTGTGTTGGTTTTGCTGGCGAGGCCAGCTAACCACGGCTTTAAAGCGCGTGTCAAGGATGCAACAGCAAAGGGACTAGGGCGTTGTGCCCTAGTCCCCTTGTCCTGCCGGTTAGGCCGCTATCGCGTCCGCAGGCCACTCGGGATGTTCCGGCCCCCAAAGCGGCCCGGTTCCCGCGACCCAATCCGAATTATCGACGTTGTTCCCCCGGTTGCACTGCGGGTCATCACAGATAGCGCGAAGGTAAGGGCCGTCACAGTCCCATTCCGTCACACACGGCCGAGCCTGGCAGTAGTGGCAGGCTTCGACCGGCCAGACCTCAACGCGACGGCTCACGGCGAGCCGGAAGCCCTTGGCCAATAGTTCCGCCTTGCACTCTCGCAGGCTGCGGAGTTCCCAGACCCGTACGCGCTGCGGACCGAACATGTCGCTTCCGTCCTGGTCGATCAGAGACCAAAAGTAGGACACGCGAACGGCATGCGCCATCTTAGGGGCGTCGAAATTCCACTTCCGCATGTCAGAACCCCTTAAGGGCCGAGAGGACAACCGCGCGGTTCTCCCGCGCGATGTTGCTTTCCACTCCCCCTACGCCCCACGTCTTGTGAACAGCCGCGTAAATGAACGCGAACTCATACCAGGCCACCCGGAATGATGGCGCCTTCGCGCGCTCAACGACTTCCCGGAGCGTGTTCGCAGTGCCTTCCGACGTGTCCGGCAGAAGCGCGTACCGGCGGAGCTGCGAACGGAACCAGGCCGCCGGAATGCTGTTGCCTATGGTGATCTCGCGTCCGGTTGCCACGGCTTCCGCGTGGTCACGGGCGCACTTCACATCGAGCGCGGTCCGGTAGACCGTGTGCAGCCGCTCACCACGCGCGCACCGCTCGATACGCTGTCCGCATTCGCACGTCTTGATGTGCGCGTGATACTCGCGCGACGCACGGGCGAAAGTGATGGTCATTGCTGATCCTTCCGAAGGGGTGAATTGCTGGCATCGTGTGCTCTGGCACACTCCGAGTGCCACGGGCCGGAACCCGTGGCCTACGGGAAGTGTCAGAAGCGCTCAACGCGGATGCCGCCGCGCGGCCCCATGAACACGCGGCACACCGGGTATTCGTCGCGCTCTATGTCGCCATCGACCACGCGGAAGGTGTAGAGAACCAGTTCCGCGTCATCGGTCACACACGGGAAGAAAGTCGAGTCGTCAGCGTCAAGGCACGTGTCTATGTACCGCACCCGGCCCTGATTGCGAACGGCACGCGACCACAGTTCGCGCTTAGCATGCTCAATCGACTTGATGAGTTCGTGCTCACGGTCGCTATACGGCATGCCGTAAGAGGAATCCACGAAAGCGGCGAGGTAGCGCACGCCCTTAAGGTTCGCAATCTCGGTTTCCGTCAGCGCGTCCGCGTCATCGGCGACTTCCGGGCCGTTCGCGAACAGTTCGGCAGTGGTGATAACCCACATCTGGAATGCCGCCATGTCGGTGACGTTCGCGGGGATCACGCCGCAGTAGGCGATGCGCAGTCCCACATACACGGTGGCTATGCCGTCATCGGCGACGTGAGCCGTCACGTGCTCGGTACCGATGTAGAAATCCCGCGCCTCGCGCCAGGTCTTAGCGCCAGGCTTAGCGGGGCGGTAGGTGCCGGTCGAAATGCTCATGGTCTTGCCTTCCGGTTAGTGCGGGGGGTTTTGCTGGCAGGGCCAATCTTGGCACGCTTTAAAGCGACGTGTCAAGGATGCAACAGGCATCGGGGAAAGCGAGCTAAGACCAGGGCCTTAGCCCGCTAACCGCTACGCGGGCAAGAGAGCGCTTAGCGCGTCATCCAGCGCGGAGACACGCTCCGCCAGAGCTTCCGCCGTTTCCCAGACCTCAAGCGCGTCTTCCGGGTACCGCTCCGCGTCGCCGAGTCGCGACGGGTACGGCATGAACGCGACCCAATCGGCAGCCTCACGGGCACTGTCCAGAGCCTTGACGACGGTTGCCGGAATGACCGGCTTAGGGGCGCGCTTAGCGACCGCCTTAACGGCCGTGGCGACGGCCGTAGCGACGGCCGGAAGGAAGCCACGTGCCCGCGACCACTCGCGACGCTTGACCAAGCTTTCATCCATGCTCTTGACCTCTGCCTCAATCAGGTAATCGGGGCGACGGCCGCCGCTGTAACGCGGGTCATTCCCCCACCACCGATCGGCCAGAGCTTCCGCGTACTGCGGAGACGAGAGCGGAGTACCGCAAGCGCAGATAGGCATACCGAGGTCAAGGTTTTTCGCGGTGGCACGGGCGATGAAACCGCAACCGGGATTGATGCACTCAAGCTTGAGCATTGCCGTTGCCTGCTTAGGGCGGCCGGAATGCTGCTTACCGCCGTCACCGTCCGCCGATGCGTTACCGTCAGGCTTGACCGGGTCATTCTTCGGAGGGCGCTTCAGCGCCATAATCCGAGTAGCCGAGTGCGGGAATGGGCCAAGGGTGGCCGCGACCATGCGCAGGAAGTGCTTAAGCTCATCGCTGGCAGGGGTTGAGGTCATCGGCGAGAGGAAACCGAACGCCAGGGCATCCCGCTTAAAACCGGGGCCATGCCCATCCTGGCAATCGGACGCCGCGTGAATGAGTTCATGCGCGAGGGTTTCCAGCACGTCAACCGGGTTGTCCCACTCGGGAGAGATGAAAATCTCGTTCACGTTGCCGGAGGATGCGAGCCGCACATAGCAGCAACCCATGACCTTTGCCGATTCCGGCCCGCCGCCAGGCTTGAAACCGACGCTGATATGCACGTCGGTCGGGACCTCAACCCCTGCCGCTGCGTATCGCTTCATCATGAGCTTCCGGGCCGCGTGCAACCAAGCTTCCCGCGTCTTGTATGCGCTAGGCATCTACGTTCCTTCCGTTCGAGCCGATGGGGTGTCTTGCTGGCGAGGCAAGACATTGCCCGAACGCTTTAAAGCGTGTCAAGCGCGCAACAGAACAGGGTTTGACCTGCGGGAATAGGGATGCAATGCTGGTCGGATGCGGTATCGGAAGGCCCCGAAACCAGCATTTGTAAGGGCCTCCCGAAATCACTTTCAGCCCGACCTACATAGCTACCCCTATGCCCTGAAACGGACAACCATGACAATGACGCGCATTAGCGGTCAGATCATGGCGGGTCAGGGCGGACCGGGACACGGGGCAGTTTGTTGCCCCTCGCGCGCGTAGACGCCGACAAGGCCAGGCCGAAATTTTTGGCGGGCTGAGTAGGGTCAGCGGCCAGCGGCCTACGGCCGATACGGTCGCGCCGATCGGCCCGGCGCCGACAGCGCCAGCCGGAACCGGCAACCCCCGACAGCCCCCAGGCGGGCACCGTCCGCGTAACCGAGCTGCCGCACGCGCACCCCACGCCGGCCGCGAGCTGTAAAGCACGCCGCGGCTCGTTGACGAACATGCGCCAGCTCCGCCGGCCACGAGCTGTAAAGCAGCCCGCGGAACTACTCCCCCAGGTCAACGTTGCTGCGGCGGGTCCACCACGCGGGCACGACCCGGCCCGCAACGCCACCACAGGGCCGGGGCTCGCCGGTTGGCATCCCGCACCACAGGCCAGGCGACGGCACCGCCCCAGAAACGGGCTCAGAAATGGGCTCAGAAATGAGCTCGAAAACGGGCCTCAAAACGGCCCCGGAAACGGGCCTCAAAACGTGGCCTCGAAACCTGCGGGCGAAACGGCCCCGGAAACGCGGACCCGTCAGGAGACCCCTTTGGAGCCACCCCCGGCACCCCTCCGCAGACCCCACCTGTTTCGTCCTTGACAGGCGACGTGTCAAGGGTGCTACAGTTCTTTTCGCCAGCCCGACACCACCCCCCGGAGGTAGGCATGGGATACACGCTCGAAACTGCCTTGGCCTCGATCGACGCATACAAGCAATACCCCGCATACACGGCCGCCGTGAAGCGGCTGACCATCATCGCGGAGCACAACCCTCGCGGGTTGTACGGCGAGTCAGCGCGAATCCGAGAAGCGCTCTACGTGTACGACCAGGGTTTCAACTACGGAAAGGCCGCTTAGCGTGGCAAGCCTCATTGATGACGCCTTCGACCAGATCGGGCGCCTCTTCGCTGAGAACGTCGAGCTGCACATGTTCGTGGAAAGCCTGGCAACCGAGTGGGCCGTGCAGCTCGAAGACGGAGAGGTCATCGGCATCTACAGCACGGAAGCACACGCCGTGTTCGCTCTCGCCGAGTTCGACCAGGACCACCCGGACATCCCCGCGTTCATTGTCTCCCGGCCTGTCGGCCAATGGGTCAAGTCCTGACCCCACCCCCCCAGCATCAGCCAGGGGCCGCCCTTCGGGGTGGCCCTTTCTCGTGGAAAGAAGGTGCTCATTGACCCAGAAGACCAGCGCCGCAAGAGCCATCAAGATCGCGGGCGTACTCATCTGGTTCCTGATCCTTGCCGAGCTGGGCATCGTCGGGTTCCTCATGGCCGCCCTCGTTCACGCGGTGGCCAGCCGGTGAACAAGAACCTGCCCCCGTGGGCCTACCTGCTCGGCGTGTGGCTCCTCTGGTTCGTCGCCGCCATCGTCGTGTGCGGCGGCATGCTTGCAATCGGCGCTATGGGCCTCGCGGCGGCCGGATGAATAGCTGGCACCATGCCCTGTCGGCCGCCCGCAAATGGGGCGGCCAGCCGGAGGATTACCTCCCCATAGAGACGTTCATCGACTCGTCTAAGAACATCATCGGCGACAGCCGACACCGCTCGATGTACCACCACACCGCCGGGGTGTTCCTCTGCGAACGCGTCTTCGGCACAACGCTCAAGGTCGGCCGGAAGCTAATCCCGGTCCGGCTCATCGCCGAACGACACATCATCGAAGATCTCGGCTGGCTCCCGTCCCCCGTGGACTACATCAAGGGCATGCCGCTTGAGCCGTGGATGTCCGGCGCGCAACGCAAAACCCTCCCCCTGTCCCACCTGCTGAAGGAGATCCCTGCATGAAGCCTGCCCTGACGTTCCACGGCATCCCTCTGTCCGGCGAGGTCTACCCGTACGACCCGGCCGCCGTCGTCCCGCAGATCACCAGTGACGAGTTCGCCGCGCTCCTCCGGCCGCTCGTCGGCCACCAGGACGTGAAGCGGTTCGGCTGGCTTCAGTCCGTGCCGTACTTCAACGACGGTGAGCCGTGCGAGTTCGGCGCCTACGGCGTGTGGGTCCAGACCGTTGCCGACGTGGACCCGGAGGACCCCGAGGACTTCGACCGCGACGCGTTCGACGTGGGCGACTACCACCCGACCATGGGCACGAAGCGGTGGGACGACGGGCTGAGCCGGTGGGTCACCAAGGAACTTGGCCTCTATCCCGAGGTGAACGCGCTCGCGGTGGCGCTGAAGAGGGCCGTCGAGTCCGGCGCCGCTGACAACGTGCTGCGGGCCGCCTTCGGGGACCACGCCGTCATCACCGTGACCGCCGAAGGCATCGAAGTCGAGTGGCATGACCACGGCTGAGCCGGCCGCCCTCTTTAAAGAGGGCGGGTTCGGAAGCGCCATCGTCCAGGCGCGGACGGTTGAACAGATGTTGCGAGAGGCCCGCCCCGCGCGGGCCTCCGTCGTCTACGAGTGCGGCACGGACTTCTGCGGAGACTGCGCGTGCTGCCTGGCCTGCTACCCCGACTGCTGCGAAGGAGGGTGTTCCCCATAGGCGACTATGACGACCTCGGTGAATACGAGGTAGAGGACGACTGGAACCCGTACCAGTGCGACGAGTGCGACCGCTGGACCGAACACGGGATCTTCTCCGAGCTGGACGACTCGTTTGTGTGCGACGAGTGCGCCATGGGCTACACCCACGCCTACGGCGGCAGCGTCCGCGACTGCGAATAGACCCCCGGTCAACGGCCCCGCTTCGGCGGGGCCTCTCTGCGTTAGGAGGCCCGTGAGCGAGCCCGTAGCCACATGGACCATGGACGCCGACGCGCTCTGCCGCGTCGCGGGCAACGTCGCCCACGTCCACAAGAAAAACCCCACCCTCCGCAGCGTCCTTCTCACCGTTGACGCCGAAGGGGTGACGATTCTCGGGGGCGACCCGTACGCCGCCGCGCATGACTGGGCGCCGGCCGAGCGCTTTACAGCAACCCGCGGAACACCGATCAGGGTCGAGATCCCCCGCGAAGGGTTGGACGCCGTCATCTCGTTCTGTCGGCAACACCCGAAACAGGACGTGGCGCTCTCCTGGTTCCCCGGAGACGGGCTGGTGTTGCAGATCGGCGCGTCCCGTGAGGCCGTTGAGGACGCCACCGGCCTGACCCCGGCCGCCGCCTGGCGCGGCCTGGCCGAGCTGTTCGAGCGCTATGAGGACCCGTCGAGCGTGTTCCTGTTGGACATGGGCCTCACGACCCGCTTCCGGCTGGTGAAGTCCGACAAGAACGAGCGGAAGGCCGATTGGATGATCCGCGACCCCGAGGAACCGATACTCGTCAAGGTCGGCCCCACCTTCCGGGGCCTCATGATGACCATCAAGAGGGAACGCCACAGCGAAGCCGTAGGACAAGACGGGCTCTGGTGACCGCCACTGTTACACGTGAGCGGCGGAGACAAGAGTCACCCGAATGCCCTACCTGCGCTTTGGAGCGAGCCTGATTGAAGATATCGGCCTGCCTGCTGCCGATGCCCACTCTATTATGAAGCAGTATCGCTGCTGGCCAACGGAGGTACCTGTGAACTGGTTCGCGCTCTTGACATTACTTCTCAGCTTACTCATTGGCGCTGCTGGACTGCTTGGGTCCATCTATGCTTCAAAATCCAGGGCTTACTCTGGGATGCGTCAAGCATCTATGGAGACCGAAAAGGCGGCAGGCCCGGTCGAGGTCACCGCAATCACCAAAGAAGACCTAATTGACCTGATGGACCTGATGCGCAGCGAGACGAACAGAGGGATCAAGTGGTCTCTAATCGTAGCGGGCACCTCGTTCTTAATGGGCATAGGCGTGGCGATTGCTGTGGCGATGTTCATTCACTAACGAACCAGGAACGCTTTAAAGCGCACGGCCCGGCACGGACCACCGACAGAGAAAGGCCCCCGGCCGAAGCCGGGGGCCTTCTCGGTATATCCCACAGTATGTAGGAAGCTCCTAGGGTACTACGCGACCAGCGCCAACGTGCCAGACGCACCGCTGGCGCGGAACCACTCCATCACGTCGGCCGGTATCCGGCCCCTCGACACGAACTCGGGGACGCCGTTCCGGCCGCCCTCCTGGCGCCACCACGCGCGGGCCGCGACCGTTTCCGGGTTGACCTCCCGGTTCCGCTTCTGGCCCTTGGCCTTCGCCTTGCGCGGCCGGGCCGCCTGCATGAACGGGAACAGGTACGCCCGCAGGTGTGTCGCGTTCTCCTCCGAGAGGTCAATCTCGAAGTCCATCCCGTCGATGCTGAACTCGACCGTCCCGGCCGCGTCCGACCCGTCCAGGTCATCCACCATGCGCCGGGTCACAATCTCCGCCATGTCCACTACCAATCCTTTCGGGGGGTCTTCAGATCTGCTTGCCGTGCTGCGCCGCGATGCTCATCCAGATATCGCGGGTACGGGGGTCCTTTGCCTGTTGGGCCACAGCCATGAACTGACCGGCCCCCCGGAAGGCCGGGGCAGGGTATTCGGGCTCCGGAAACTGACTTGCCGAAGGGCTAGTAACCTCCGGTTCCGGTATCACAGGCTCCGGCATAGGCTCGGCCTGTGCGGGCTCCTTAGCCCAGTTATCCGTCAGTTCCTCAACCGTGTCAGGAATGACCGGGGAAAGCTCCGGTTCCTCCTCCGGACCGTTCACCTTCTCGAAGGTGATGACCAGAAGGTGAATGCTCGCCGCCGTGATGACGGTGGGCAGAGCCGAGATCACCCCCGCCTCAACCGGCGTCAGCACCAGCACGTGACCGTGAGACATGCCGTGCCTTACCTGGACGTAGACGCCGACCGCGAGAAGCACGAACGCCAACGTCACCGGGTACCAGCCCGGCGTGCCGCGTTTCCGCACCACCCACGCCGTGTAGACCGCCAGGGCCAAAAAGCCCTCCGTGATCCACGGCAGATACCCGGCCAGAGCCGGGCGGATGCCCGACGCCTTAGACACCGTGGTCCAAGCGTCATAGGAGACCCTGAAAGCCCCAGCCGCAATGAGCAGGACCCCGGCTCGGGCTATGCCCGCGTGCCACCGACTCCCCTTCTCCTCGCTCACTTCTCCCCCTCCGCCTTCCGGGCCGTCTTCCGCATCCGGCGGAACTCCCGATCAGACTTACCGGAGGTTTTGCGCTCGCCCTTGCTGTACGTCTTAGACATGCTGGCAACCTTCCGTTTCCGCTGCCCTCTCGGGCATGTGAAAACAATAAGGCAATCACGGGTTCTGTGTCAAGGACGCAACAGTAAAGCCAGCGCAAAGCAGAAAACCCCCGCCCAAAAGGGCGGGGGTTCCGGCTTCCCCTGTTTCGATTGCCAGCAAAACATTATCCACCACAGGCCCCCGGAGGGGCGCGGAAGGTTTGGGGAAGCTCGAACAGCATAGCGCGTACGGGCGATGGTCCACACGCGCGCTTTACAGCGCTCAGCCGGCCTAGGCTCGGCGGTGCCTCCCGTGGCGGTTCCGCGCCGCTAGCACCGACTCCCACGTGATCGGCTCCTCCTGACGGGAAGGGGCCGCGCGACGCGCGTCCGACGACTCGGACGAGCGGCGCAAGGGCAGTGCGTCACAGATCCAGTCGTCAGGGTTCGGCGGGGGTTCGTAGACCATGGCGCTACTTCTTGTTCTCATTTCGAATGTTCGCCTTGTTGATGATCGCCTGACTGCCCTCCGGGTCCCCGGCCGCGTAGGTCTGTCGCATCTCCTCCTGCTCGTCGGGGGTCAGACGGGTTGCAAGGTAGGCGTCTAGCTGCGGAACCCCGCTGATGTTCGGCGGGTTATTGCTGTTGTTCGTCAACGGGTGTCATTCCTTCGGGTGGTGGTTGTGGAACACCCGCCTGCCCGGCCACACGGGGAGATGGTCACAGGCAGACGGGTGGCTTAAGGGGCCGCGGCTCGCTTTACAGCGCTTGGCCGGCGTCGGCGCCGATCCTTCTTCGCGACGGCCGGACCCGTACCGCGTCGTTGACCCTGCGGTACTCAGCCGGTATCCGGACGAACTCCAGCCGGATCAAGTTCCGCGAGAGGCGGTGCGTCTTGGCGTCAGCCGCCAGGGTGTACCAACCCCCCAGGCGGGCTACGTAGACACGCTGACCGGCCTTAAGGTCCTGCGCTCGCGCGGTGGTCGCCTCGTTCACGCGCCCTCCCACGGGGTCAGGATCTCGACGTGATCGAGATCAACCCAACGCGCCTCACTGCCGAGTATCGGCCGGACCAGAACGCACCCGTAGTCGCACCGGTCGCCCTCGCAGGGCTGCACGATCGAACCGCCCGCCGGGGGCAGCAGGACCACGCACTCTATGCCGTCCACCAGGACGGACAGCCCGTCGCCCTCGTAGCACAGACGCCACGACAGGAACCGCATCGGCTTGCAGTGTCGGCACGGGTGCTCGACGTTGAACGACACATCGGTGCGGAAGTCCTGGCACGGGCCGCACTTCACGAACCCGGCGGGATTCTTGCTGGCCAAGTCGCGCTCAGCCTCTTCAGGCGTCAGGTACTCGACCATGGGCACAGTCGTCATGCCCTAAACGCTAGGGATGGCGTTACCAGCTACTCAATGAACTAGACCAAACTTGACAGACCTATTCGAGGACCTGCATAGCGGCCATTATCAAGGACCGAGCTTCCTTGCCGTAAACAGCCATCTTCGACAGTTCAGAGAAGGCCCGAACGTAAACGTCAACGTCAGTTGGTGTCGTGACGCGCACGTGCGCGCTCAACAGTTCGACCGTCACAAGCTTGTCGTCATAGACGATGAACGTCTCAAGCGGCCACATGGTCCGCCGCGCCGAATCCGGGATGACACGGAGGCTCACACTCGGCAGCGACATAGACGCGAGAAGCTGAGCGAGCTGGTCCACCATCGCCTCATCATCACCGATGCGGTAGCGGAGCACCGCCTCTTCAACCAGGATCGAGAACCTGTGATCGCCCTGCCGGACGACCTTCGACCGATCCAGTCTCGCGGCAACGGCTTCGTCAACATCGTTCGGGATGCCCCGGAACTCCGTGATCATCGTCAGTAGCGCCGTGATGTACTGCGCTGCTTGCAGCACACCCGGCATGAAGCTAGAGCAATAGATCTTGAAGTGCCGCGTCTCCTCCAACAGGCCGACCGAGGCGCGCTGAAGCCGGGCCAGGCCGGTCTGCTCCAGGCGTCGCCACTCGACATACATACCTTCGACGTTGCGGGCCGTGGCGATCAGGTCATCAATCTGATCATCGGCACCACAAAGCCGGGCCCATACCCGTATGTCGTCCTCGGACGGCGGCCTTTTCCCGGCCTGAAGCTGGGAACACTTCGTCTCGTGCCACCCGGCAAGCTCAGCAAGCGCCCGCGCGGTAAGACCCGATGCCTTACGGATCTCGCGCAGGCGCCTGCCGAGTGCTTCTCTGGCTTGTTGAGCGCTGGATGAGGGGGAAGTCGTCACGAGCGTTAGGCGGGCTGGTAGTCCTCGTGCGGAATCGCCAGGCGCCACACCGCGTCAAACGCGCCGGCGCAGAGCTTTAAAGCGTCCGGGTCTTCGTCGACGACATGGCCCACCAACGACCCATCCCCGGCGAACAGGCCGAACCTGAGAATCTGGCCGTCGAACAACCAGAAGTCGTTACCAGGCAACGCCAGGCGCGACGCCTTCGACCGTGGCAACCATCGAACGTCCTCACCCGCACCGATGTTGTGTTCGCGGGTGATGTCGTACTCAAAGCGCGCGTAGTCGCTCAACGGCTCGGAGACGATCCGAGCACGCCGCATCGACACCCCACGGGCAACGGTCTCCCTCACGAGCTGGCGCCAATCGCGGTTAGCCGGAGTGTCCGGCATCTCGCGGTTCCCGTTCTGCCACCCGATGAAGGACGGGGAGTCTCGCATGTACCCGTCCCTCATCTCCAAGTGGTCGGCTGTGTGCTGTGCCGACCTGAGCAGATCAGCGAGCGTCGGGGCTCCCGCCACCGTTCACCTCCGGGAAGAACTGCATCATGCGCTTGGGGAACTCGATCACGGTCTCATGCTCCGGGATGCTCATCTGGGCAAGCCGGTCCGCGTCAAGCACCTTCCAGCCCTGAAGCAGGTAGTTGCCGGTCACGTCGTCGTAGTACACGGTTGGCGAATCCCCGTTGTCGCTGTTCGGGTCCTTGCCAAGCATGTGCAGTGCCATCGTGGTCTCCCTCAGGTTTGCTGACGACCGATATGACTGAGCTTGCAACCCACACGATCGTGATACCAGAAACTTGACCAAACTTGACACGCAGAAACCCCCAGCCCGAAGGCTGGGGGTCCGCGGTTTGCTTTACAGCTCTTGGCCGGCCTACACCGCCAGCTCGTACCTGCTTCGGTCCCCACGAGTCGCCATCCTGCCGTTGAGGACGCGCGTCGCCGCGTCGATAGCCCGCTGAAGGGCCTTCTTTGTCGCCGCGTCCTGCCGGTCGCCGTCGTTCCCGTCGCGGTACACGCGGCCGATCACATCGCGCTGCGGCTCCGGCAGCTCATTCCACACCTCCCGCAGGTCCCACAAGGACACCACGACGCCGCCCGAGCGGAGCGTGTTCGAGGTCTCCTCAGAAGGCATCTGCTCCCACGCGCCAGGGTCGAAGAACGCTTCCCGGAACAGGCCCCGGACTTCCGCCGGGGTGTAGACCCACTCCGCAGACATGTGCGTGTAGTAGTACCGCTCATCAGCGGCGTGCCGGTTCCCGGCCCGACACGCCACCTTGAACACGTAGTCGTCATCCCGGACCAGCTTGGACC